ATTGCGACTCCCGTGCTTCTAACACTCATCTCGAAGGAACCGGCTGGCATGTTGACAGACCCGGGGGTGACCGTACTCAAACTGCCAACTGTGGGAGTGGAACTGGTTGCCTGAATGGCTGGGTTCGTTCCCAAGCAGTTGGCCGGTGAGAAGGTGCCTCCCCCGAAAATCACGGTATTGAAAACCGGAGAAGCTGTCATCAGCTGTGCGTATTGGTCAGCAGACACCCAATCATTGTCGAGTGTTTGCACATACGTTGCCGGATCCGCCCAATTAATGCTCTCCGTGTCCCAATTGCCCAAAGTGGGCTTGGTCAGGGCGAGTTTGTATTGGGTCGGATTTGCAGACGTGGTTCCCAGCTTAGGTTGGACGCACACTGAGAACCGCCCGCCCGTGGAGGTATCGGCAGCCACGGGGTATTCTTGGCGAGAATAAAGTAACGCTCGCTTCACGACGGATGAGTCGGGGATGTTTGCTTGGATGGACTCGGGTGAGACAAGACACTTGAGATATCTTTCTCCGATGGTTCCACCCATCCCCCGACCGGGAGTTGGCTGACGTCCAGACAAGGCAACAGCTCTTGCGGAGGTTGCGGCTGAACGGACAAGGTTCGGTGGAGATACAAAGGTTGTAGGAGAAACCACTGGTGCGTTCCTTCTATTGTTACTATTTCTCCGTCGGGGCTTATTGGGGTTTTTTGCTTTGGCAGATTTGGAATTGGTTGTGGCGTCGACGGATTTAAGGAGCTTGATATCCTCCTGTACAATCGCACGACGCGCAGCTCTTTCGGCAGACCTGTTGGACATTGATGATGTGAATTTGCAGATGCCGTCTTGTAGACTTGGTAATTTTAATGTCTTTTTTGACAACTTCCCTCCTCCCTCCCGAGGTGGGGCCTTTAACCCCACCCCTGCAGAGTCGTTAGACCCCGCGCCGCGAACGGCTTCTCAAGAATAATCAACCAAGCCCAGGCGAATGAAGCCTGGGTGGCTGAGGAACACGAAGGGCTCTGTGGGGATCAAAGCCTCCATTTCGCGAAACTGGTCTTCTGTCAACCCGTAACGCTTGTGGAGCCAAATCCACACATCCACGGTGAGAGCAGGCTTGGCCTCATTAAAAGCCACAACGTTCTGCCACTCCATGGCCAACAAGTCTCGCCTCATCTGACCGCGAAAGTTTTGAGCAAACTGACGCATGACGGGCGGTAACAGGAAACTAGAATAGCCCTGACTGAGATCCACCAAGAACTGGTGGGCAGCGGCTTCGAAACTCAAGTCGGGATAGAGCTCACGAGGATTTCTCCAGCTCTTCCCGACCTTAACAAAACGACTGGGAAGTGGTCCCCAGTAAGGCCCCTCGACAGTTGAATACCACATGCCTTTCAAAAATGTGGCGGAAAAAATGCTGTCGTGGGTCCGGGTCTTCATGTCCATGCCCAAATCAAGGTAGTCACAGACAGAGGAATGCTTCAACAACAAACCTATGGCACAGAAAATGCTGTTCCCAATGGTGGTGTCAACCCCCCCAGTATCTCTCATGGGTCGGTCTTTGCGACTTATCTTTATGCGCTGGCCATCAGGCTTCCCAAAGACCATGTATG